ATGAGATCCGCACGTGATCCAGTGAGCTGACCAGTAATACCCACGCTCTTCACTGAGGGAGCTTGATGCGGACTGCAATTTACGTCGAAGCTTATACGAGACCACCTTGAGTCGTCTGATTTGGGTTGTAATTGACTTAACCATGGAGTTTCAATAATAAGTTTTTGTAGAAAGATGGACATATTATCTGCTCTCTCCTTAGAAGCAGATATTATCATTATCTTCCTTTCAGAGTCATTAAATAAAGTCCATAGAACAAAGGCACCAGTAATCCAGCTCTTACCAACACCCCGAAACGCTTGTATTTGTAATCGCTTGGGACCATGTTGTAAGTAATCAGCAATCGCATACTGTGCTCGTGTTGGACTAGGGAGATCAAGCTGATGCCACAATGCCTGTAGAAACAGCTTGAAATCCTGTTGTAATAATGCTAGGGTGTTATTCATAGCTCAAGATTTTTATATACTTCTGGATCATCAAAATATTTCTTTTGATTTTTACGTGCTTTAGCTTCTAGTCTTTTTTGTTTCTTATATAGTTTAAATTCAGCTACAAGGTCAGAAATCTGTTCATCATTAAACAGTGTTAGTTGTACATTAGTTGCATCATCATAATATTTACCCAATACAGCTTTTAATGCTCGATGATTTTCAGTAATAGTACCACCACTCTTAAGTGCTTCTTTTAATGCTTTAGCTCGATAGTCTGAAGGATCAAATAAATCTATCATATCTTCTGAGCCTAACCTTACACCTCCTAAAGTAAACTGTTGTAGTTCTAATGCAGCATTTATTTCTTGAATAATCTCTTCTATAGCCGATGTTTGATAGTTGTTAGATATACCTTTTAGATAACCAGCGTCGTCTAGTTGTAACATAACACGCATAATTTCACCAAAGTCAATACCTGTACCCTGTGCAAATAGAGATTCGTACACATCTTGAGCTTGTATAACAATTTCGTTAGCTTCTTGTATAATCTTACCTAACTCTTTTGCTTTCTTAATACGATAAGACTTACTGTTTTTCATATTTCTGCGAACAGTAGGTGTAAAAAACTTTTCTCCAGCTCCACCAATACGACCTGTTAAAAAGCTATGTGCTAAAGCATGTGGAGTATCAGATATACGAGTACCATTATATATACGGCTACCAGAAATTACACCAAGTAAATTAGTTTCCTGATTACCTAATCCAGTACCTACAACTCTACCTCGTCTAATTACAGGTTTTAATTGAGTCATAATTGTGTCATTAACTTGATTATATAACGGACTTCCTATACCTAATCCATCATGAATACCCATTATACTTTTTAAAGCAGCCAAATGATGTACTTGTGCTGCGTTTCGAGCTAATCCTAATGCTTCAAGTGATGGTCCAAATACTTCTCTTAATCTACGTACTTCTCGGGCACTAAATGTTCCAAAGTTAACACCTTTACTAGCACCACCCAAGGTAAATCCTGACTGGAACATTTCAAGATAACTTCTACCAGTTATGTTTGTATATCCAGCTATTCTAACACCAGAAATAAAATCTTTAAATATATCATAGTCAAATACTTCTGGACCTCCGGGAACTCTATCCCTATAAGCTGGTATATCATGGATACTCTGAGTAATTGCAGCATCTATTGTGTCATTAGTTACAGCTTGTTCATCAAGTTTACTAGGAATATCTTCAGTAAATCTTTGTACAGCTGCATCTGCATTTAATTTATCTTTAAAAGCTTTAATCTTACCTGTAACTCTAGGGTCAAATGGATTTCGACCGGGATCTATAGGAGATGCTATAACTTGTTTTCCTGTTCCTTGTTTCATCATCATGGTGGCTTCTTGTGCAAATCGTGTGGTAGGCATCCTTCTTTGTGCTATATCATTAAGTGTAGCTTTTGCTTTTCTTACTTGTAATAAGTTAGATCCGTGTTTTAAACCTCCAGCAATTCCAGCACCAAACCCACCAGCAGCTACAGCTTCTAAAGGACTTAACATTCTATTTTCATCAATACCTACACGTACTTGCTCACCAGCTACGCTTGTAAGACCTCCTCCCACTATAGCACGTTTAAGAGTATTTTTACCTCCTACATACTTAGCAAGTTTACCGGCACGTAAATCCATAAATGGTATTGCACTCATTCCGCCAGAAGCCCAGACTTCACCCCAGTTAATTTCATCTTCTCCATACAGGTGTTTCTGTACTAAATAATTAGTATAAGCACCCTGTCCAAAGTTAACAACTCCATATCCTAGCCAACCCCAAGGACCAGCACCTAACATCCAGCTTGTACCAAAGTCAGTAGCAATACCACCACCAACTTCAGTACCAATTCCAGCTAGACGTGTTTTTAAATCAATTTTAGATTCTTCATCAGTCATTACTGCGTACCATTTGTTAATGATAAATCACGTTTTGACTCATTGTTCCGAATCTTTAAAGACTCAATTAAACTGTTAGTCATTATATTATGCTCACTCCTAGTTGAATCAAGATCTGTTGATCTAAGAAAATCTGAACGTAACATCTGTTGAGCCCCGGGCTTCCAATCCCTTTCGTTTATTATCTCACCGTCTAATACCCAAACTTTGTCAGCAAAATCTTGTTTCCTTAGAGCAAAGTTTTCGTCTGATTCTCCATCAAGTTGATATATATTATTATCTAACTTGCTTATTTGTAATGACTCAATACGATTCTTAATCTGCTCTATTTCAAAAGTTTGATAATTAGTTTCATCATTTGGGTCAGCAATCCAGTTTTGATGTCTACCACCAATTCCCCATAAGCCTTCACCCGGTTTTTCCCAGTCTTTTCTCTCTATACCTTCTCTTCCACCATAATCTAAATTAAAGCGATCTCCTACTTTAAAATCTCTTACTTCTCCAGTGTATGGGTCTTGGAATTGCCATCTATTCTCATTAATCCATTCTGCTATGTGATTATCTTTTATAGTACCGCCTTCCATGACCATGATTTCAAAACTTAATTTAGATATAAGGTCATTTAATTGCTGATATTTTTGCTGACTACCTATAGTAAGATAATTTTCACTCATATTAGTACGGTCAGCTAATGCTTTATCAAGTCTTCTTTTCAGCGTTTCTAAACGTTCTTGTTTTCGATTTAATACACTTGCACTAAGATTAATCTTTTCTTGTGTTCTATCTCTTCCCATTAATTTATGTGTGATAAAATTGTGTGCTCTCGCTCTGTAATACCGAATGTCGACCTCATCCAGTCAAGCCAGTTTTTACTACCCTTTTCCTGATTACATCGTCGACATGAGGGTACAACATTCGTCGTAATATCTCGACCACCTTTACATTTAGGTCGTACATGGTCGATTGTAAGGTTGTGTAATTCATGAAATTCTCCGCAATAAACGCATTGACAATTAAAGTGCTCTTTAATAGCTCTTCTCCAGAGCCGTTTTGAATCTGAACTTGTCATGGTTATTAAGTTGTGTAAATAGTAATCAGGGTTAGGTAATAATGGGGTCATTTTTTAATTTTGAGTCTGCTGCGTCGGTTTTTTGATGGCTTTTGTAATCTGCCCCGGGTTTTACTACCCTTATAATGGGCGGCATCCAACCCGTCACGGTTGCCATAAGTTCCAAGTTTTCTATTAAGTTTGTTTGCATTGACTCTAATTGCTAGACCTTTTCGAGTTTTGTTGTATTTCCGCTGCTGTTTACGTCTTTTCGCAGCAGCTTTTGGGTTTCTCTTGTAATACCTAGACGTTTTGCTTGCCATACACCCTCCTTTGCACAAGGTTGGCATCTACAGTAGGTAAAAGCTTATTTAATTTATCAAGAGGACTACCTTCAAAAGCTACACCTGTTATATCGTTGGTCTTTAACCAATCACATGCTGCTTTTAAATCTTGTGTAGTTGCCTCTCCGTTTTTTATTCTACGTAGAAAGTCCTCTGTAACAAGGTAGTGCAGCTCGTTAAAACTTTCTTCTGTTGCTTTCTTAGGTATTACCCTTGTATTTTCCATAATGTTTTGGTAAATAATTTATATTTGCTACAACTC